AGAACCTTCAACTTGTTTCCAATCTGAAATAGATTCATCCCATTCATATTGATGAGTAGTCATTGGTTTTGGAAATGGTGGTCTCCATTTTTTTCTTTCTGGATCATACCACCATAAAGGATGTGGTTGAGGTAAAATAAATTCATCAAATTCTTCATTATATAAAGAACCATCTAAAACAACTCGATTATATTCTTCATCATAATGATATCCTGGTGGAATAAAAACTTGATGAACTTCATCATAGAAGTCACCTATCCCAGCATACTTATATCTAAAATTTGAATTATAAGAAGTTTGAACCCACTTTGTATCTTGTCCTAATAAGTTTTTATTGAATTGAATTCCAATCTCTTCTGACTCATTTCCATTTTCATCCAAAATATCAGAGTTATTGACTACTGTTACTTGAAGTACTATATTATTTTCATCTAGTTCTGCGAAATGTGCCATAATTATTACTATATTAAGTTACAGAGAATGTACCATTTGCGGTGAAATCGTGAATAGTATAAGGAGATCCACCAACAGTCGCTGTTGTTACAGTTCCTCCTGTTGCTCTTTGTGTAGATCCAGCATAGCGAACGATGACTCTTCCTGATCCACCAGAGAAAGTACCTGCAGGGCCCAAGTAATTTCCGATAGCATTTCTAGCACCACCCCCTGTATTAGAAGCAGGTGATTGAGTCGTGGTTCCATCACCATTATTTCCGACACTACTCCATCCGGCACCACCCCCTCCAAAAGCAACTGTTAGTGAAGTCCCTCCTCTAAAAGTTGCTAAATCATAACCAGGTCCTCCAGCACCACCGACAGGATATGGTCCTGGACTACCAGCACCACCTTTTCCTCCACCACCTCCTGCTCCCCATTGCGCGTTACTAGTGGATGATCCACCAGAATTTCCTTGACCAGAAGTTCCGGATCCGCCGGCGCCACCACTGCTACCACCACTTCCAGATCCACCAGGTCGGCCTGTCCAGGCTACACCAGTATCACTTGCTGCTCCATATCCACCACCAACAGCATTAGAAGCACCAGTAAATGAAGTTGGAGATCCATCGGCAGAACCACTTCCACCTCCACCAATTGTGACTGTAGAACTGCTTCCAGGATTTAATGTTGCCGAGTAAATATATAATCCCCCAGCACCACCCCCGCCGCCTCCATAGTAATTTGGCCAATAAACATCGTCATCTCTAGCAATAGGATTAATTGCTAGAAGAGATGATGCTCCACCACCACCACCCATCATAAGAACTTCAACACTCAATGGTGATGAAGATGATCCCATAAAAAATGATTGAATAATAGACATATTATGTTAATCCTGCTCCAAATATTACAAATGTATTAGACCCTACACACAAAATTGTACATACTCCATATTGTGCTAATGTTCTGTTTCCTGTATTTGCCGTTCCTGCTGAACGTAAAGTAGTAGATGCTCCTTGAGTAATTGTTTGATTACTACCAGAATTATTATATATAGACACCGCATCTCCAACATTAAACACTGAGTTTGGAACAGTAACTCCACCAGTAGTTATTGATATATGCTTTCCAACATCACCAGATACCAAAGTGTATCCTGTTGTTTGGGAATTTTGAGGAATTGTTGATGGTCCAGCAACACCTTGTGCACCCTGTGCGCCAGTAGCACCTGTGGAACCTTGAGCACCTTGAGCACCAGTAGCACCTGTGGAACCTTGAGCACCTGTAGATCCTTGTGCTCCTTGAGCACCAGTAGCACCTGTGGAACCTTGAGCACCTGTAGATCCTTGTGCTCCTTGAGCACCAGTAGCACCTGTGGAACCTTGAGCACCTTGAGCACCTGTAGAACCTGTTGCACCCTGTGCACCTGTTGCTCCTGTACTTCCTTGTGCTCCAGTAGAACCTGTTGCACCCTGTGCTCCAGTTGCTCCAGTAGAACCTTGAGCACCTGTTGAACCTATACTACCTTGAGTTCCTTGAGCACCAGTAGCACCTTGAGCACCTGTAGATCCTTGAGCACCAGATCCAGTGGCACCTTGAGCACCTGTAGATCCTTGAGCACCAGCGGTTCCTTGAGCACCAGCGGTTCCTTGAGCACCAGATCCAGTGGCACCTTGAGCACCTTGAGCACCAGTAGTACCTGTGGAACCTTGAACACCTTGTGCTCCAGGGTCTGGTATTCGTTGCCAGGCAGTCCCATTCCATTGCCACCTACGCCCATTGGCGACATAATAATCGTTTAAACTAGGGCTGGATGGAAAATCTAGCGCCATTTATTACAAACTTTTTGATTATTTATTCTAGATTATAAGTACCGAATAATTTGAGTAGCAGAAGCATCTGATATTGAAAGTGATGATGTGCTTGATGATCCAAGTGTTCCAAAGGATAGACTTGGTGTTGAAGATGTAATAGTTGGAGTAGAATCAGTTGTTGTATAAGATGCTAACGTAAATCCACCATACGTTCCAGTAAAAGAACCATCTATTGGAAGTTTTGCTACCATATGATCCCAATTTCCAGCAGTAGACTGATTCATACCAACAAAGTAAATACTATTTCTAACAACATAAAGATGGTGAGAATTACTTTGTACAAAATTAGTTGAATGGGATATAGATCTCTTCCAAGAAATGTTTCCATTGGATTGGTTATATTTAAAAAGAAAAGACCTGAGAACAACTGATGGACTTGTTTGTAGAAGAGATCCTCCAACGTAAAGATTGCCATCATCATCCAAAGTCATTGCTGTAGCATAGATTCTACTTTCAGAGCTATGCTTAATCTGCCATTGAATTACGCCAGAAGAATTTGTTTTCAATACATATCCATCATTATTACTATCAATAGCACCCACAAATATATTTCCACTACTATCAACACATAATCCTCTAATTCCACTATTGGAAAGTATTGTAGAAAACTGTACCGTCTTTTGAAGAGTTCCCGATGAATTGAAATGAGAAACATTATTACCAAATCCAACATAAACATCATCAGTTGTTCTATCTACAAAAACAACCATTCCAGAGTAACCAGTACCTGATGTTTTAGTCCACTGTAAAGTTCCTGAAGAATTATATTTTACAAGATACATTTGTTCATTACCGGCAGTTGCTGGAGAATTGACGTATCCAGTCCAATAAACATTTCCACTTGAATCACATCTTAAATCATAAGCTACATTATTAGCATATCCTGTTGTAATTTGTCTTTGCCATTGAATTGCTCCAGTCGAAGAGCTTAATTGCATTGTCCAGAACGGTTTGTATAATTCCGATGACTGAGCACCAAAGATGTAAATATTACCACTAGAATCAATATCTATTCCAAGACCATATTCATAATTACCAGCACCAATATATTTTTGCCAAACAATCGCACCATATTCATTTATTTTATAGATAAACCAATCATCATGTCCACCACTTCCCCTATTTGTATCACCAAAACCATAGTAATGTCCATCATAATATACACCAGCAGTACCTCTCTCAAGACTACTATAACCAACACTACTTATCCAATACGAAGAATCTGGATTAACTCCAGGTCCAGCATCATAAACTTCTGTAATTTGAGTAGAATTTAAAAGTGTTGCCCACGCTGCCGATTTATAGTATTTTCCACTAAAGGCACCATCACCATAAACATCAGCACTTACACCATATCCAGTTCTAGATCCTACTGGAGTATTGACAGATTCAGTCTCAGTATAATTATCTTCAAAGGTTCCATTCACATATAAACTAATTACACCAGAAGAATTGAATGTTATAGTTATATTATACAGAACTGAAGTTGAAAAAGTATAGTCAAATGTATGTTCTTCTTGCCATCCTGCTGTATAATCATAACTAGTGTATACAAGTTTTCCAGAAACAAAATAAAATCCAACATATCTTTGACCAGAACTTGGAATTGTATCTACTCCCATTAAAGCTTGTTTTGCAATATTATTGTGTTCATAAGTAACCCAAAATGTAAATGTCATACTACTATTTGGCCAATTCATTTGGTTTTTAGCGCCAATTGCTGGACCAACAAAACCAGCAAGAACTCCAGAAGTATCAGGATTCCAATTATTATTCACAGACATATCCAAATATTCTCCATTAGAATTACTGGATAAAGTTGGATAATAATTATATGGAGTTTCAGTTTGACCAAACCTAGAACCATTACGATTACTAGATCCTGCATTTACAGCAAAGGGATGTCCAGGTGCAAGACTTTGTAAAATATTTCCATTAGGTCTGTTATATATCCCATACACACTACTAATATTATAATAATAAATACAATTCTCCAACGACGGAAGATCATTCAGTTGAGTATTAAATATTGTATATTGTTGTGGATGACCCATTATACAAGACCAGCTCCACTAATGAAAAAAGTATCGGAAGATACGCAAATTACCGTAGCAATTCCTCTTTGAATTAAAGATTTATTTCCTGTAGTAGAAGTTCCTGCAGTGTACATAGTAACACCAGATCCTTGAACTATTGATCTGGTTGCATTTGTGTTATTTACTATGGTTACAGTATCTCCAGCAGAAAATACTCCAGATGGAACGGTGATACTAATTGCTGCAGTAATTGAAATAATTTTACTATTATCTGATGCTACTAATGTATAATTTGAAGACTTTTCATTAAGAGTTAGAGTTCCAGGTGAACCCTGTACACCTTGAGCACCTTGAGCACCAGTAGCACCTACAGCACCCTGAGCACCAGTAGCACCTTGAGCACCTATAGTACCTTGAGATCCTGATGCACCTTGAGCACCTATAGTACCTTGAGCACCTGCCGTACCTTGAGCACCTTGAGCACCAGTAGCACCTACAGCACCCTGAGCACCAGTAGCACCTTGAGCACCTATAGTACCTTGAGATCCTGATGCACCTGCAGCACCCTGAGCACCAGTAGCACCTACAGCACCCTGAGCACCAGTAGCACCAGTAGCACCTTGAGCACCAGCGGTTCCTTGTGCTCCTACTGAACCTTGTGCGCCAGTAGCACCTGTGGAACCTTGAGCACCAGTAGCACCTGTGGAACCTTGAGCACCTTGAGCCCCTACAGCACCTTGAGCACCAGCGGTCCCTTGAGCACCTTGAGCACCAGTAGCACCTGTGGAACCTTGAGCACCTTGTGCTCCAGGATCACCAAGTCTTACCCAAGCAGTTCCATTCCAACGCCAAGTAGCACCATTAGCGTTATACTCATCATTTAAAGTAGGACTAGCAGGAAAATTTAATGCAGCCATTATCTACGGTTTTTAGATATTTATTCTTAGCATGTAATTAGAAATGCAACATTAAATCTGTAACTTTTTTGCCAACCAATCACTTTAGTTAATATTAATTAAGATTTTTATCATCAACAATAAACTACCATTTCCCAACAGGACACGAAGAATTGCTAAGTCTTACCTTAATCGGCATAAAACACCCACACTTCTTACACTGTCTAGTTGGTTTGAAGAAATGTTCGCACTGTAAGCAAAGTTTCATTCTATCAACAGCTAACTGAATTTTTTCATTCATTTTTCAATTGCTCCTCTGCAAGTTCTACGATTAAATCATCATTTTCAAAAATTAAACTTTCTATTGCATCTTCAACAGTAATACTATTTGTTACGACATATTCCTCAATTTTCTTATCCAACTCTTCTTTCAATCTATAATCATCATTTTTCTTGATAAAGTAATCTGCCATTACATATGATATGATAATTTGGTCTTTGTGAAAATTTGGTAGTGGTAAACCGCCATATAATTCAGTTGTAATTGGTGTTAAATCTACATCTGGAACATTATCACTAGTTGATGCTTGAGTTTGAATAGATTTTTCAAAAATTGTATTTGGCAATACAGAATTTTCCTTTCTAGTAGATTGCCTTTCTAAATCTACAGAAACATTCGAATTAATCAAAGTTTGTGGGTCTGGTATAAATTCTGGATCATAATAAGATACTGCGTCATCAACATCTTCTAGAGAAAAATTTTCTCCAATAGGCACGATTGCCCACGAATTATCTTCAAACTCAACCCTGATTTGACCAGGAAGAACTTCTTTGATTATATACTTCATTATGTATCAATAAATTTACAAGTATTTATCCTATTCTACCATTTCTTGTGCCATTTGCAACCCAAGTAACATTTCCATTGTTAACGATATAAAATCCTGCTAAACCACCAGCAGTTCCTGCGGCACCAGACCCATTGTTGCCGTTTGCACCGGTGTTACCAGTATTACCACTGTTTCCGTAAGAACCACCAGTTCCACCTGTTCCACCAGCACCAGCATTTGTGCCACCTGCACTTCCAGAAGAACCAGATGCAGCAGCACCATCATAACCTTCACCTCTTCCACCATTACCACCAGAACCACCTGAGGTATAGTAAGTATTTGTATAGCAATATTTACATACTTTTTCCCATAATGTATAGTTTCTACCATCACCACAAGCTCTTATTCTTCTACATTCATCTTGACAGTTACAAGGGTGTGGTGGATTTAATTGATAACAAGGCATACTGTTTCCGCTACAAACAGTATTTGCCCAATATGATTCTCCAGATGATTGATAATATCCTCCACCACCAGTGCCACCAACTCCTCCTCCTCCACCACCAGAGGAAATAGTGCCACGATTATCAATGAAAATATTAGAGGCACCAGCATTAATAGCATTTCCACCAGTTCCACTATTTGCGGCACCACCAGCACCAAGAATAGAACCCTCATTTACCAAAAGTATTCTTCCACCAAATCCTGACGGAATGTTTAAAGCATAATTTCCTGTGCTCGTGGCTCCAATAGTAACTCCACTAGCAATGACAACTCTTTTATTAATACCTGCTGAATACTTACTTGATCCAAAAAGAGTTTGTAAATTTAAATTCTCTTGATTGGTTGTAATGTGATGAATTAATTCTGAAGATAGTAAATGAGGAACAGATGCAATAGTCATAAATTACAACAATCCGCTACCAGAAATTACAAATTCGTTACTTGCTATACATAAAACCGTTGCCAAACCTCTTTGCTGTAAAGTTCTATTGCCAGTATCAGAAGTTCCAGGAAGTCTTAATGTTGTAGAAGTACCCTGTGTGATTGTTTGTGAAGAAGCGGAGTTATTGTAAATTAATACGGTATTTCCTGCAGTAAAAGTATCAGAAGGAACAGTAACTCCTCCTGCAGTTATACTTATAATAGTTCCAGCGTCTCCTGCAACTAAAACATATGATGAAGATTTTGTGGTTACAGTTAGAGGTCTTGTTCCATCGGATCCTTGAGCACCTGCCGTACCTTGAGCACCTTGAGCACCAGTAGCACCCTGACGACCTTGAGCACCCTGTGCTCCTACTGAACCTTGAGCACCTATAGTACCTTGAGCACCTATAGTACCTTGAGATCCTGCGGTTCCTTGAGCACCTTGAGCACCAGTAGTACCTTGAGATCCTGATGCACCTGCGGTTCCTTGAGCACCTTGAGCACCAGTAGCACCTTGAGCACCTATAGTACCTTGAGATCCTGATGTACCTGCCGTACCTTGAGCACCTTGAGCACCTGCGGTTCCTTGAGCACCTTGAGCACCTGTAGATCCTTGTGCTCCTACTGAACCTTGAGCACCAGTAGCACCTTGAGCACCTTGAGCACCAACAGCACCCTGAACACCTTGATAACCTTGTGCACCTTGAGCACCTACAGTACCTTGAGATCCTGATGTACCTGCCGTACCTTGAGCACCTGTAGATCCTTGTGCTCCTACTGAACCTTGAGCACCAGTAGCACCTTGAGCACCAACAGCACCCTGACGACCTTGAGCACCTTGAGCACCTTGAGCACCTATAGTACCTTGAGATCCTGATGTACCTGCCGTACCTTGAGCACCTTGAGCACCTGTAGATCCTTGTGCTCCTACTGAACCTTGAGCACCAGTAGCACCTTGAGCACCTGTAGATCCTTGTGCTCCTACTGCACCTTGAGCACCTTGATAACCTTGTGCTCCTTGTGGTCCAGCAGTACCTTGAGCACCTGTAGATCCTTGTGGTCCTTCAATAGCATTGCTTGCCGTAACCCATTGAGATGTGTCTGCATCTTCATAGTAAACGTAAAGGTTACCAGACTCACTATTCCACCAAAGATCGCCTGGTTGTGGTGATGATGGAGATGATGTTGATATTTGTACTAGTGTATCAGAACTATTTGCAGATACCCATTGAGAACTAGAACCATCATTATAATATACTTTTAAATCTCCAGTATCACTTTCCCACCATAAGTCTCCAATATTTGGAGAACTTGGAGCAGTATCGCTAATAGTTACAGTCTCACTACCACCAGATGTTTCAACCCACTGTTCACTATTTCCATCCTGATAGTAAAGATATAGTTCACCTACATCACTATCCCACCAAAGATCTCCCTGACTTACTCCACTTGGTGGTTCTGCACTAACAGTAACTCTGGGAGATATTGTAATTGTAGAAATAGATCCACTTGCAATGGCAGTTACACCAGTTCCTACAAAGTTTAGTTTTGATATACTATTGGCAGTTCCAACAAGAAATCCTTCGTCAAAGATACTTATTCCACCAGGTTGTAAACCAGGCTGTTCCTGCCAGTATCTATCATAAGTTGTACCGTTATTAACGGTAATCAACTGATAATACTTATCAGCAAGTGGTATTAATTTTTCTCCAACATAACCTAAGTTGGGTTCGACCTCACCTGGATGAACATATAAATGACGGTCTGAAGATAACGCTTCAGTTCCTGCTATCTTTACTCTACCACTTATATATCGCTGTGTCGGCTTTCTTGTATTATCTGCCATTTCTTATTAAGTGGTGCTATTTTCTAGGAAACTACCAATAAATTCCATTTGTAGTGGACCAACAAGACCGCCGCTTACATATGTATGGATAATTCCATTGGCGCTTCCTACAGTTGTTGTGAATGTTTTCGAACCTCCAACATCACTAGTTATGTTGTCTACAACATAAGACTTTTGTGGACTTGGGAAAATAGTTGTGGTAATACCAGAACCTGATGGGCAGGTCATAGCAATACCAGACATAGTGATATCAGAACCAACAGTAAAGTTATGTGCTGTTAAAGTTGTAATAGTTGAAACACCAGTTGGTTCATCATAAGTTACATTTGTAATCGTTACAATACCAGTCTGTGTTCCAGTGATATAAAGTCTATCTAGAACTGTAGCAGTTTTTTCTAAAACCAAACGACCATCAATAAGAATAGCAGCATCGTTTGGTGGAACTTCAATATTTTTTATAATTCTAATATCTCTTGTATTACCTGTACTTCTACTTTCTCTTCTGTGTATCAGAGTTGTAGTCGGATAGGTTCCAACTCCCACATTAGATACTTGTGCATAGAGTAAAATAGCAGAAGTGCCTGTAGGGACCTCGTATATTTTCTGTTCTCCTGGAGCCACAGGAACAGCGACTGTAAGAAACTTATTGACTGGTGCGATTGCCATCTTATCTTATTATCCTCCCAAAGCAAGTATCAGTGGTGTTAAGTTTGCTTGTATCGCTCTGTTAAAGTCTCTTCCAGAAATAGTAGAGGTAGTTTGGTCAATAGTTAGTCCTTGTCCAATTCTAAAGTTTCCTTTTTGATCTGTGCTGGTGAATGGAATTTGACCGCCATTAATAGCAACTATTTCATTTTCAGGAATAGGCACACCACCCTGGAAGGGGTTTGCTCTATTTATGTCTGTACCAGCACCGATATATTCAAAGGAGTGAGAACTGGTGATGATTCTACTTAGTCTTCTCAGTGAAACACTCACACCAACACCAACAGAATAAGGAACAAATTCATTGAAAGTAACAGTTGTAACACCAGTATTTGTTGGTTCTGTTGCAGTGTTTATAGTGTAAAGTATTGGATCCGTAATCGCTTCGGCAGTTGCTCCACCAGAACCAGAAATGGTGATAACAATATCCTGTTGATTAGATCCACTACCTGCGGGAAGGAAGTTTCTACCACTAGCAATAATATCAATAGAACTAATAGTTCCGGCAGCACTCACATTAGCAGATAGTTCGGCAAGAATTCCTTCAGGACCAAATGGTGCAGATACAGTTACATTAGGAGGAGCTGATGCACTATATCCAGAACCTCCATTGGTAACATTAATTGTTCTAATAGTTCTAAGTGGTTCCATAACAATACCACTCTTTCCTCCAGTATTAACATAATCGTCAAGGTTTATCTTGAAGAAAGCACCCTGACCATCAAATGGTTTTCTTATATTCGATAGATCATCTCTCATATCGAAGAAGGTATAAGTATCTTGTTCCGCAGCAACTGTTGTCCCAGTAGTAATTCCAGTAAACTCATCACCACTGGTTCCATCAGCATACAAACCATAATCACCAAATGAGGAGTTAGAGTTTGTTAGGTCACATTGTCCACCACTACCAGCAAAGATACCAATCTTAGAGTTGATAGTAAAAATAGAAACTAACTGAGCATATGCTTTGTTAGTGATAGAAACGCCAATACCATTTTGGTTATATTGAGTAAATGAGTCACAAACCATACACTTGAGGTCTTGCCCAAGATTATTAGTTCCGGTAAAGGCAGCAGCAACATGGTCTCCGTCTATCTTCATACCAATACTGTTACTCATAAAGTTCGTACAGTTACGAACATATGGAGATCTCCATCTTCCACTTGGACCTTCATTGCAAGGACCAGGATCCAAGAAACCAGATCTAGCACTACCAATACCAGCTGGTGGTGGGAAAGCAACAGCAGCACCAGTAATAGACAATGGTGCAGAATCATCATAAGGATCTTTACTGTAAGCAAAACTCAAACTATCAATCAAACATCCTCTTCTAACATAAAAGACATCATCATTGTTTTGTGGGTAAATAGTAACCAGTCTTAAGTCTTGACCAATAACCGAAACATCAGTTCTTAAACCAATAGGATTGTTCTCAGCATAAACACCAGAGCGAACCATAATAGTATCGCCAGGTTGTGCTGCTTCAGCGGCGGAACCGATAGTTAGTTTTGCTGAACCTTCTGTTCTACCATCATTATCATCGTTACCATACTTAGAAACCCAGATAATGTTTCTAGAGTCAGCACCTGCAGGAGCCCAAACAATCTTACCATTTGGTGCTGTTGTGGTAAAACCAATAGTGGTGAATGCAGATGCACCAAGTTGAATAATATTAGTAACAATACCTGCACAAACAGTAATAGCAGAAACAACATTAGAACAACCGCCTGGATCAGTGTTGAAACCAACAGCAGGGTCGTCTTGTAATGTTAGATCACGAATGAGAGAAACACTATTGCCTACACCCTGATAAGATCTTGGTGCTGGTAAGTTATTGATAACATATCTTGCTACTTGAGCAGCAGTCGTGATAGCAACAATAGTTGCTTCCTTGATACTGTAACCGTTTATATCAGTTCCAGTGATGTGCTGTAGAGTTGCTCCATTATAATAAGACTGACCAGCACCAACACAACGGGAGTTACCACCTCTTGTGATATCATAGGTAATAGCTTTCAGAATATCCTTAATATCATCCTTACAGGAAGTGTAGTCTGCCGAAGATAGGGCAAATGCTGGACTCTTATAGTCTGTACTTGTTAAGAAACCAATAGATTCATTAGCAATGTAGTCTAAGTTTAGTCGTATTAGGTTTGCGGCATCATAGAATCTTCCACCAATAATGTTTCCTGTCGTATCAACTCCAACAGTTGTTAGGACATTTCTTGGAACCTGATACTTTTCAGTTCTAAATCCAACATTATCATTTAGATCATATAATGCCTGCTGGAAGCGAACATCTTTTTGGAAGTCAACTGCTCTTGTTGGAGTTGTGCTGTTGAAACCAATATCACCAGATGCATTAGTAGCAATAACTGTAGCAGCAGATCCAACCTGTAAAGATCCATCAATACCCAAAGCATTGGTTGATGGGTTATATGTAATACCACTATCAACTCTTACAGTCTCACTTGTTTGACTAGTTGAGTTTTCAACAAATGGAATGAAGAAGTCTTGGTTTGTGAGAGTCTCAGTAGTTTGAATGAATGTAGAAATGCCTGCTCTAGCGGCATTTGTTGCGAAACCTGCTACTGTAGCAAATCCAGACTGGATAGCAAAGGTAGCAATACCTGATACTGTAGAGAAACCAGACTGAATAGCAAAAGTCGATATACCAGATACAGTAGCAAATCCTGCCTGAATAGCAAACGTTGAGATTCCTGCTACTGTTGCGAAACCTGCTTGAATAGCAAAAGTCGATATACCAGATACGGTAGCAAATCCTGCTTGAATAGCAAAAGTAGAGATGCCTGATACTGTAGAGAAGCCAGACTGAATAGCGTATGTAGCAATGCCTGATACTGTAGAGAAACCAGACTGGATAGCAAACGTTGAGATTCCTGCTACTGTAGAGAAACCTGCCCTATCTGCATATGTAGCAATACCAGAGTTATTTGCGTATATTGCTGTTGTTGCTGTACCTACAATAAGATTATTATGTACTCTCAGTGGAGCATCTATTCTAACCAACTGAGTAAATGTTGATACCCCAGATACTCTCAGTTCATCCCTGAACCAAGCAATTCCGTTAACATCAAGCTGTGTTTGTGGGGAAATTACATTAACACCAACATTAACTGTTGTGTGAATACCAGCACCATTTCTTATCCAATGGTCTATGATATTAACATCAAGGACATTGGAGTCTGAAGTATTTACTGTAGCATTAACAACGTCTCCACCACTACCATTACCAATGAAGTTAATAGTTGTAAATGAACCAACACCGACGTTTATACCTTCATTTCGTGCGAAGAATCCATCAGTCTTAGCATTTGGTGGTGCAGAAATCCAACGAATACCATTAGCATCGCGGGATAGGAAGTATCCATTATCACCAGGAAAGTTAGCAGAGTCAAAGATATTCCTAACAATACGAATAGAGTTACCAATATCAAGTAGTTGTTCAGGTAACGTGCTTCCAATACCAATATTACCAGCGCGGGATCCAGTAGCAAAACCAACTAAGTAATTAGTTCCGCCATCACTAGTAAGTTCAAAACGTTGTCTGACTGTAGCAATTCCAACATCAATATTATCTACATCTAGTGTTCCTAGAATGTTAACATCGGTTTGGAAAGTAGCAGTGTTTCCAAAAGAAACTACGCTATTAAATTGAGATGCTCCTATGAAAGTAGAGAGACCTGCTACATATAGGTCATTTATATTTGCTTGGTTATTAACAGTAAGATTATCAAGAGTTAAATCATCTCCAAGACCTTCAAAGTCATAATAAAGTTTTCCGTAAATGTATACGTCTTTGAAGAACTTAGCGTCTTCATTAAAATATGACTCTTGTCCTTGTACCCAGATGTTTTCTGCCATCTTATCCTATGAATAATCCAAGTGCTTTTAGTATTACTCCACCACCAACAAAGGAGTTGGCGAAGACTTTAAATAAAAACTGTTTCTGTGGTGGAACCATACTTCCTGTTAGTGCATCAGATTCAATACTGTTCCCTTGAAACCTCATGTTAGCGGCATCAACAATAAAATCATTACCAGCCACATATTCGAGATCACCATTAGACTCAACTACTACATTATTACCCGATATGCGAATATTTCCAGTTCTATCTGCTGTTATTGATACATTACCACGTCTAGCGTGAATTAGAATGTTCTCACTTTTGTCGCCAGAACGCTCTCCAGCAACCATTTCAATGGATTCGTCGGAGTTTAGAATAAATTTTCCAGCATCCGTAATGTCGATAGAAGTTTTTAAATTCTTATCGGATACTGTATATAAAAAATAATTGGAAGCTCCCAAATATCCAAAGGAAGGATTACATATTTCTTCCCTTACTTTTGGGTTATAAGAGATACACTCTCTCAAATACCAGTTTTGTTTATCTTCTGGGCGCTTTGCCATTTAGGTAATACAATCAATTACTTGCTTAACTTCTCCATCAAATGGTGGTCTTTCTCCTAGGTTAGCAGCAAGGATTGCTCCAGAACCATTCTTTGAAATGACCTCAAGTACAGGAATATTAGTTACATCTCTACTATTTATTGGGGTCACCTTGATGATAGCACCAGACTGGATAAGAACATCATACTCATTTCCTTGGTCATCAACTACAGTATCTCCATCTTCAAAGTCTTGCCCTGGATCAATAACTGTTACGCTATCAACAACATATGGAATCTCTTTATCTGCTGGATAGTTCTCACCCTCAGACACAACATAAATGGTATCTACCTGACCATTCTTAACAATAGCTCTAGCAATAGCACCATATCCTTGGTTACAACTATCTACAACTTCTACAAATGGTGGGAAGGTATATCCACTTCCTGGATTGGTTACCTTAACACTTATAATACTTCCTGTTTTATACTTATCTTCACCGATAATACCACCAAGAATAGGAACAGCACTTGCTCCTGTACCACCCCCACCAAAAATATTGATCTTTGGTGGTCCACAAACAATTGGTGGTCCAGTATAACAAGAACCAAGATCACCAATAAAGTTTGGATCTTTAACTGTTCCAGATATGAAGTCATATGCTCCAGCAATATCTTGAACTCCGTCTAATGGGAAACCAGCAAGCTTTGCTGCTGTTGATATTGACTTAGCAGTATTAGCATTATCAATAATTCCTTTGAGATCTGGCTCATCTTGAAATACTGGTCCATATCCTAGTTTATATTTGCAAGCGCCATACTTGTCTTTCTGATTCTTTTTATTACAAGACTTAAGACCAACAAGTCCAAGAAGTGCATCAATACCATTCCGTAGTAGACCCTCAACACTAAAGTCTTCGAAGAATTGAAGAATCTTAGATATTCCATTAATTGCTGGTAGCAATGCATTATCAATAAGACCAATAATACCATTGATCATTGCACCGACAGTTTGATCAGCAACACAATCGACAAAGTTTAGGACATTATTAGCAATAGACTTTAAAAGATCTTTTACAAGATTAAATACTTTGTCTAAGATTTGATTAACAATACAAGGGATAAGATCTTGAAGTATTTTTACTGGTTGAAGCATAGCAGTTTGTGCCGCTACTCCAGCAAGGTGTGCTGCTACTGGATTTAAAGTTGCAGCGAAGACTGTAGCATATACAGAAGCATAGAGAAGATCAAGACCCTTGCTTAGAATTGGTTCAAGTTTCTTAAATAACTTATTAATCATACCACTGATCATTTTGGTTGCAGCGGTAGTTATTTGTTCTGCCCTAATATCAATCTCTCTATCTACCCAGTCTCTATAATACTCAAGTCCCTCATCAAACTGTGCCTTTAAGTCTTGGAGAAACTTAACAAATCCTTCAATAGCATTTTTGATCTTGGTAATTGTTCCTTTATTACCTTTAGTATCTTCACCTTCTGTACCACAAGGTAATCGTATCACCTTTCCATCAGAAGTTCTCTTTGCTGCTGGATTGCTTGGATCTACCTTTTTAGCATCAGAAGGACTAACACCTATTGGTTGTTTTGCAGTTGCAGCATTCTGATCTCCAGACTCACTCTTTGATAGTGAGCCTTTCGCTGGTTCTTTGATATACTTATTGTATCCGGAGAATGGTGCGAATGGTAGTTTCTCACCATCCTTTACAGCGTCGATTGAATTGGCGAATGCACCCATAATAACTGGATGCTGACCATCTGCTCCATCTAGAAAGAAACCAATTACAGTATCACCAGGGTTAAAACGAATACTCTTGAATGTATTTGCCGAACCAGTTCCATGACCTGGTGGTAGCATCACATGTGCCCATGGTAAGTCCTCATTACTTAGTTCCGCTTCACTATAAGGATGATATCCCATAATGCGGACTTTATATCTAATGCCCCAACCTGGACCAGTTGCTTGTTGGTCCCATGATTCAATAGGTGGAATCTGCCCTATCCACCAAACAAATCCATCTCTGCCTACAAAATTAGTTTTAAGTGAAAGATCTTCCATTTGTTACTTTTAAATATCCCTGAATGTATCTCTAAGTAGCTTCATTGATGTTAGAGATTGTGTACCATCAAAATAATGACAGAGTTCTTTTATCATATATAGACCACTATTCTCAGGGTCAAAATCATTACTGTTTGCTGAAATTTTAAGGAAATTGCATCGTATAACATCACCAGATCTTAAATTATTATTTAATGGAACAGTCATATTGAGTGTTTGCATGAACAAATAATTGTATCTAAAGAAAGCGTCTCTTTGATATAACTTAGCATCATTACCAGGTTGTTTGCTCACATCTTTCTCCAACACACCAACATCGAGAACTGATGAGATAATTCTACTTGGAACAGTGTCAAAAGAGAAGTTACCAGAACCAAAAATTTTAGGAATATCTGGATCGTCACCAAGGAATGTTGCGTTCTTAGCAAAATCAGTTATTGTTCTCTTTCCTTCTTGCTGAAGACTAAACTTACTTTGATATGGATCATATTCAGTAAAGAATGATGCATACGTTCCTAGTCTAAGTTTTTCTAATAAGTCATTATTTCTATTAACAGAATAACTCAATATCCTTTGATCAGTTGACTTCTCAATATCTTGGTCCTCTTGATGATAATATTCTGCTTTTGGACTTGCTTTTCCATCAATAATAAGTTTGTCGATAGATCTGAAGTTGTATCCATCTATAGTTTCATAGAAAAAGTATCCAGGAACATTGGTATCTGGAATAGACTTTGATGCTAACCAAGTCAGAACATCGAAAGGTCTTCTCAAGTTTCCAATAAAACTATATTGATTACTAACGACATCAGATTTCAATGTTTTTTGAGATTGTAAACCTTCCTTTATAATGTTTTCTATATGATCAGTTATTTGAGCTCTTGGAAATTTTTTGTATAGTCTTGAAGTTTCATTAGTAATTGCTTCTCTTGATACTAACTTTAATGTAAATGTTTCTCTTTGACCTTCTCTGATAACATTTGTAATTTTAGAGACGTACAATGGTTCATCAACAAGATCAATACCAGATTTATTTTTATCACTGTTACCAGCAATTTTTATGAATACTCTTTCGCCACCTCTTAACGGAAGACCACTGTAGATTGACTGCAATGAACCATCTTTTCCAGGAATTGTTCCTCCCGTATTAGATACGGTAATCTCTGCTGTGATAGTTGGTGAAAAAACATCTTCATAATATTTGATAGCAACTACACCGAGTCTCATATCAATGGTTCTTGTACCATCACCAGACTCTATGGTAATTTGTTCGAATATTGATGCGTCTCTTGCTGCCATTTATACTACACTAGAAAGGAACTTATTTTTTATATTATTACTATTTACCCCAGCAACTATAATAACAGAACCACTATTTGTTTCTCCACCAACATATTCTGTTTGCTTTACAGTATTATTTAAAATTAAAGTATTTGTTCTTGGTTGTGGTTTTGCATTTTGCAAAGCCATAGCAAGTTGAGATGAATAGTCTTTTTTAGATGAACCTACCCATTCACCAATTTTTGGAGACTTAGGATCTCCAGGAATTCCGGGAGCACCCTCTTTACTCGCATCAGGCATAGCAGTATTTCGTTTTGGGGGGCTTTTTGGTGGTGGTGCTTGTGGTTGTGGTTTTGGTAGGTTAAGTGATGCTGGACCACTAAGCATCGGATCTTTGGATGGATCCACAAGGAACTGGTTATCTTGGTTTGTACCACGCCAGACGGAACCAGGAATTATTCCATTAGCATCTGCCCGAATATTATTTCGTGGATCGCTATCACTATTAACTGCCCTAACTGTTGCTGGACTACCTCTAAACTCTAGAGCACCGCCAACAAATTTTGCTGCACTTGCTTGTCTTTTTGGATCGGATAGAAGACTAATAACTTTTAATAGAGTTGCCTGACTTTGACCAGACCATGCAGATGCTTGCCCTAAAGTACGTATTGATTTAAATGCTCCACTACCTCTAGTGTACACACCTTGAAACTGTCCGGGAGCACCAAGAACATCAGTATAGTTAGTACCATATCCAGGGTGTGCAACTCTATTAGCAACCACCTGCAGCATGTCGGCGTATCCCTGGTCACTACTACCTTCTGTGGTGAGTGCCGCAGCGATACGATACATTTCAGCAGACTTTGGATCTGGAAGTTGTGCTGAACCTCCTCCAGGATCTACTCCACCACCTCCACCATCATCACTACCTCTATCAAATTCATAATCCTCAATTCCAAGTAATTTCTTAACATCCTGCTTAAGTAAAAGTATTACAGAATTTATTGAATTATCCATTTGGACGAAGGAATCCTTCATTTGATTCATTCCTTTGTCTACTGCTACTCTTACAGCATTAAAATCAAATCTAACAAGACCAGAAGAAATTTCACCAACCATATCACCAAATCCTATCAAAAAGTTTTGAAGACCCTCTCTAAAATTATTGAGATATTGGAAATATGTCTTCATCCTCTCAATGAGAGCTTGAGCCATTTTAATGATATTTGGGAGATTGGTCAAAGCCCATCCAACTAGTAATGTTCCAAGAAAATCAAGTATTCTACCCAAGAAACCTCTTGTGCTATTTGCTACAGCACTAGTAGATCTTGATATTGCACCCTGAATTGATGATGCCTCTACAATATCCTCTCTTTCTTTTCTTCTTGTCGCTTCTCTTCTCTGATTAAATGCTTTTATACTCGCTGAAAAAGATTTTCTCTTATTTGTTGTAGACTGTATAATTGTTGTTCTAACAGTTGCAGCAGATTCTCTTGTCCTAAGAAGACTTTTGTTAAGTCCAGATAAAGACTTATTAATGCTAGTTACATTTATGGAAGAACGATACGCCATTTAACTTATGCCCATCCAGTATTAAAGTAACGATACGAAGTATACTTGTGAAAATTATCTGGATCTGAAGTAGCAATGCTAGGCAGATAGTTAGCAGAACCTAGATCTTGTGTTGGTACATTTCTTGCACTAGCAGTAGATTCATTATTAATTACTGTTACATTACCTCCAGAGTCTGAACTTTTTAATGACTGGAGATTATCATTAGATTTTTTTGGTGGTGCATTTATTTCTGGAGATGGTGTTTTAAATAATGGTCCTTGTCCAGTAAACGCATCTAGTAAATTAATCTCTGTATTCAAGAATGGATTATCTTTACCAATATCGCTTCCCTTATAAAATTCCTTACCAAGACCAATCAATGCTGGAATAGCAAATGTTCCAGCTATTGTTAACGGTATTGTGAATTTTGGACCTAGAACATAGTTTAATGCTGATAGAGCACCGCCAGCAGCAAAACCTGTACCAGAACCAGCGATCATTTCACCAACAGATGATCCAAAAAGCGTATCGTATATTGCAGACGCACCTGCAGCGAATAAACCACCTTTAAGTACTGATGAACCAAAAGGACTTCCTTTAGAACCAGATGAAGCAGGTGGAGCTCCACTAGATCCTGCTTTACCTCCAGGTGAAGTTTTTGCTGGTGGTGCTGATGGTTTTGGTTTTGTTGGAGTTGGTTTTGTTTTTGGTTTTAAACCTATTCCTGCCGCTATACCTGCAGCAGCAGTTTTAACTAAATTGAGTAGTGCAGCAACAGGTCTAATTAATAAGTTTCTAAAAATAGAACTACCCAACTTAGAAGTAAGTCTGGTAAGATAACCAAGTATAGTTCTAAATCCACCACTAAACAATAAGAAAATACCAGTTACAACACCAATATTCTTCAAGAACTTTTGCTTAAGTTCTTCTAGTCTTTCTTTATCACCAGATATCAAGGCACTAATAGTTGATAGCGCCATATTTCCTAGGAAACCACCTAGGAGAATCATAAAGAAGCTTGATAATCTACCTAGAGTAAATCTTGCTTTATCGCCAACTTTTTTAATCGGAGTCAAAAGAGCAGACTGCATTTTGCGTTCAACGACGCTTTCTTTACCTTCTCTGATTTTCTGCTCTGCTAAGATTTCTTCCTGTCTTATCTTCTGAGATTCTCTTGCCTGATCTAATGCAGAATCTTCTCTTACTCTTTCAGCAATACCATTCAGAGAAGCACTTAGAGCACTAACTTGATTACTAAGATTTATAAGGGAAGAATTAATATTATCAAAAGCAAGTCTATTCTGCTGCAGCGCAAGCGTAGTTCCATAATCTTCCCTTGGCTGTTGGTCTTGGGGACGATTCAGAAACGAAAAAGAGGATACTCTAGTTCTTCTTACTCTTAAACCAGTTGTGATTGGCGATGAAAACTCAGCCATTTAGTTCAGATTGCTGTTGTTTTAAATTTTCTTCCTCAATATATTGTTTTAGGAAAGTGAGATAAACTTCTCTTTCCCAAGGTATCATATTCTCTAGTTCAGTCAATGAGTATTTATGATGCTGCATCAAGGCAAAATTTATCTTGTAGTATGACTCAAGATCTTCATGAGCCATACTTACCCGAAAAAAGCATTTAATCCCTCCAGAACAATTTCATTTTCAACCTTTGTATTTGGATTCATCACCGTAACAGTATGAGACAATTTTGGCATTGTCTCAAAGAATGTTTCAATCTCTTTGAATTGTTTTGAACTCAACTGCTCAAGAAATTCTCTAAGTTCTTTCTTAGAACAGTCCGATGCTGACCAAGACTCTTCCTCAGAATAGACTTGCTCAATGCAGGAAGAGATTAGATCAAAAGTATTATCTAAGTTTAGCTCTTCGGTGCTGAAATTATTTTTCACAAATTCTTCCATAGATGGATACTTCATCCTCAGAATAAGATCATTATCAAGTTTGATATCTCTATTATGGTTCTTTCCAGTCTCAACTTTGATATCATCTAAGTTGATTGTTACGGGAACTTGGGTAGTTCCATCATCTGGACATGTTACAATAACTTCCACTTCTTCGCCAACAGATTTACCTCTGATGTTCAAAAAGATATATTCAATATCAAATGTAGACAGTTGTTCGATTTTAATTCCTCTGCTTAGGATACAGTTAGAAATAACTTCCTTAACAGCATTTGTGATTTGCTTATCATCTTCGCTTTCCATTGCGATGATAAGAATCTTTTCTTCTCTTACAAGAAAAGGGCGATATCTAATTTTCTTTCCATTAGAAGGAAGTTCCAACTCATAGGTTGGTGTAGATATTTTTGGTAAAGGCATAACAACCCAAAAAGTTCAGTTAAAAATATTTATCTAGGTCCATAGGGGCTATTGTAGACTTGTCCCTTGTTAAGTGCTTCAGCATAAGTCATACCTTCAGGAATAAATCTAACTCCACCAGCCTGAGCAGCACCAGCAGAAACTGGAACATATCTCTGTCCTTCATTACCAGTTGATTGATTTGAATTATCATTTTTCTTATTATCATCAGTTCCTCTGTGAATAGAGTAACTATCACTTCTACCACAAATATATCTGTCGTAACTAAAGCGTACTGATGCTTTTAATATCTCCGATGCATCATATTTCACTACTGTTGATGAAAGATCTCTTGGAAAAAGACCCCAGAAAGTATATTCTATATCTTCTTTATAATCTCTATCAAACTTAATAATTTTTGTTTGGTTTGATTTATAATCTTCTGGATATTCCATCCTAAAATAATAATCATCAGATGCTTTTCTATGTGCGGATCCATTAGAAATGAAGTCCATCCAATGTTCTAAGAACTTCAGAGTTTTATACTCATTATCAACATAAAACTCAAGACCTATCTCAGTAAACAATCTTGTGTGAGCCATATTTTCAACGACTCCCATAAAGTTTCCCTTAATATTCGCAGTAGCAAGAGCACTTCCAGGTAACGAAGCAGAATAGCACAGAAGTCCTGATGTCTCAGTAATAAACCTATAACCAACTCCACGGACATTCAAATGTTGTCTTAAAGGTAATGGTAGACCACCAAAAACAACCTGATAATGTGAAGTTTGCGCTAGATTTGTTAGTGCTGGTTTAAAATCCGATATCCTTCTTGGTCTAGGTGCTGCCACTCTAAATACCTTATACGAGTCTTACATTATTAGTTATTTAGATGGCATATAAGGGAAAGTATCAACCTTCTAACCCAAAAAAATACAAAGGTGACCCATCAAATATAATCTATAGATCATTATGGGAAAGAAAGTTTTGTCGTTACTGTGATAATAACCCAAATATATTAGAATGGGGTAGTGAAGAAATGTATGTGTGGTATAAGTCTCCAGTAGACAATAAACCACATAGATATTTTCCAGACTTTTACATTAAAGTAAAAGAATCAACTGGAAACATTAAAAAGTATATTATTGAGATTAAACCTCTACGTCAAACTGCACCTCCACCAAAACCAAAGAGACAAACTCAAGGTTACTTGCGTGAGGCATACGAGTATGCTAAAAACCAGGCAAAGTGGGAAGCAGCAAAAGAATGGTGTCTTGATAGGGGTTATGAGTTCAGAGTCTTTACTGAGAAAGAATTAGGTATCAAGTAATGCCTAGAAAGACAGTCAAGCAACAAACAACAAAAAGACCCACAGATACGGATACAAATGTAAACCGAGTCCGTGGGATAAGTGATAGTATTATTGGTATCAAAGACCCTGATGATATTATGGTAGAACTCTTAGCAGTTCTAAATGAAGGACCTAAGATACCTGAAGCAGGTAAGATTTATATCTTTGTTTACAGCGCCAAGACAGCATCACTGAACTATGATCAAAACCCTTTTGTTGCTGTTACTGATGTATTCCAGTGGGGTTTTCGTGGTCTGAACTTCCATTGGGGTGAGACCAGACAATATACTTGGAATGAAGTTGCTGGTGGGTTGTATGAAGTCTATCCATCGGAAGTGAAAGATTTGCAGATGATACCTTTTGCTAATTTTCGACTAAATACTTAAAAAACATAAATGGCGATACCCTTAGATGTAATTCCATATCAAGGAAATCAACCAAATTCACCTAAACCTGGAGAGAAAGCAACTGCTCAAAAGGACAAGGTTTTAAGGTATCCATATGCTAGAATCGATAACGACTCTGATTATTTGAGAATTGAGATAATCAAATATGAGTCTCCAGCAATTAACTTAGATTCTCTTTTTGATGTTCCAACAGATCAGAATGTAGAAAATCCAACTGTAAAAATAAAAGAGAAGGCAAACTTTCAATTACCTACGATATCTTCAAAAGTAGAAGAAACTAAAAGAACGAAAGGAATACTTCATACAATTTATCTACCAATACCAGAACAAATAGGTGATACCACACAAATTAGTTGGGGAGAGGGAAAATTAAATCCAGCAGAAGCCTTTGGTATTGGTTTTGGTAATCAATTTCAAGATAATCCAACAGCAGCATTAAATGCTGCCCTAAAGGCGTTGACGGATGGAGTAAGTGGAATTGGAGCTGATTCACAAGCATTGAAAGCCATACAGAATGTTGTTTCCTCTACCGCAATTGGTGTCTTAGGTGGTAACGTAAGTGCTAATGAATTAATTTCAAGAGCAACTGGTCAAGTATTTAATCCAAACCTGGAACTATTATTTGATGGTGTTGGTCTTAGAAATTTCCAGTTTAGCTTTGAATTCTTTCCAAGAAATAAGAAAGAAGCGGAACAAGTCATTCTTATTATTCGTACCCTGAAAGCAAGAATGAGTGCTAAGAAAAACGCAAGTGGAAACTCTAAGATTCAAGGTGTCTTCATTTCCGCTCCAGATCTTTTCCAACTGACTTATATGAAAGGTGGTAAAAACCACCCAATATTGAATAAGTTTAAACCAATGGCTCTGGTAGATCTACAAGTGAACTACACAGGTTCTGGAACTTATTCAACCTTCTGGGATGGAACACCAACTCATATAACAATGTCTTTATCATTTAAAGAACTTAATCCAATATACTTTGAAGATTATAACGAGGAGCAATATAGTGGTCCATATGCTCCAGGTGAAGATCCAGTGAACCAAGGTCATGCTGTAGGTTACTAAAATGAGTTACTTTAGAGAACTACCAGACTTATTCTATCAGTCCCCATTTAAAGATAGAACTTCATCTACCGAATATGTAAGAGTAAAGAATCTTTTTAGAAGAGTCAAACTTCGTGATGACTTACAGAATGTTTTTACTCTATTCAACAAATACCAAATCCAACAAGGAGAAAGACCAGAAACTGTCGCCAATAGACTTTATGGTGACGTATCTTATGATTGGGTTGTTCTTTTAACCGCTGGTATTGTAAATGTTAGAGACCAGTGGCCACTTTCAGATTACGAACTTTATAAGTATGCAGAAAATAAGTATGGTAGTAATCTGAATACAATTAGATTCTATGAAACAACTGAAGTGAAAGATTCTTCTGGAAGGCTTATTCTTCCTAAAGGTAAAGTTGTAGATTCAAATTTCTCAATTCCAAATCCAAATATACCAACAGCAAATTTAAATCCTGTTGGTGGTGTTACTAACTATGAGTATGAAGTAAGACTAAATGAGCAAAAGAGACAGGTCTATCTATTAAAACCAGACTACCTACAACTCTATCTTAGTGATATGAGAAGAATTATGAAGTATGAAAAGTCTTCTCAATATATCAATAAGCAACTTGCTGCTACTGAAAATACTAGAAACACTTCACCACAGTAACTCTAAATTCTTATCAAATATCATCACATATCGGTGTTTGCGGGAGCGTTCTTTCCATTCTCCTGCAGCACCTTTAATTTTGCCTCTAGAGTGTTTAGTTCCGTCTGCATAGTAGAAATCTTTCTTTGGGTCTGTGAGTCCGCAATACTTAAAGTTACAAGCGCGATAGATTGTACCAGAATGAAAATCACTATCAGCGTAAGAGATGACTGCTTTAACTTCAGTATCCTTCCGTAACTGTCTAATCGCTCTTGAAACAAACCAAGAAGTGATATTATATTCTGCTCGTTGGGTTTCAGGGTGTACGCAAAGGCGTGAAAGTTC